GGTGGTGTTGGCGGAGAGCGCCTGATACCCATATGCGGTGTTGTCGAAGCCGGTGGTGTTGGCGGAGAGCGCCTGAAACCCATTCGCAGTGTTGTCGATGCCGGTGGTGTTGAAGTAGAGCGCCTGATACCCATTCGCGGTGTTGTCGAAGCCGGTGGTGTTGGCGGAGAGCGCCTGATACCCATTCGCAGTGTTGTCGATGCCCGTGGTGTTGGCGGAGAGCGCCTGATACCCATTCGCGGTGTTGTTGGAGCCCGTGGTGTTGGCGGAGAGCGCCTGATACCCATTCGCGGTGTTGCTGTTGCCGGTGCCAGTCAGGTTTCCCGCTCCACCAGAGTAGTAGTTATTGAGTGATGTCTGCGACTGGAGAGCAGGAACCCCATTTAACAAAACACCGTTCGAACCTATAGTCGTTGGTGTCGCAGTGCCAGCCGCGACGGTGCCGGAGAATGTTCCGTTGACCGCGCCGGTTAGGGAGCCAGCATGAAGGGACGCCGTGCCGTCTGTGATGGTCGCGCCCTGGACCGTGCCTGGGAACGCACTCACCTGCGACGACGTGCCCAGCGTTCCCGTCTGCGTTACGCCGGTGAGGTTCAGGTTCGCCCCGGCTGCCGTGGTTGCACCTGTGCCGCCCGACGCCGGAAGCAATGGCGATCCAAGCGTCTCACTGCCAGCCGCGACGGTGCCTGAGAATGATGCGCTGGTGCCGTTGAGTGCGCCGGTCAGCGTACCGCCAGTGAGGGGAAGTTTCGTCGGGTCTGTGGCAGTTCCCGCACTAGTCGCATAGGTGGCTGTGGCCGCGTTGCCTGTGGTGTTGGCTGCGTTGTTTGGTATGTCGCCGGAAAGCAGTGTGGGCAACTGCGCGTGAGGCAATGTGCCAGTGGTCAAGTCTGAAGCGGAAACTGTGACGTTGCTGCTTAATGCGTGGCCGTTAACCGTTGTTGCGGTTGAGACCGCGCCAACGATGCGCGAGTCGTTGCCCTGTGCTGCTGTGCCGCTTGTAGTGCCGAAACCGGGGAAGGACGTAGGAATCGCTGTATTGCAATTCAGCAGCGTTCCTGATGCCGTGTAGGTACACATATCGCCGTTGACGTAGGTTCCTGCGAGAAGATTAAGATTCGCCTGTCGAGCAGCCGCTGCGCCGTAGGCATCATAGACACTCGCGCCGATAGCTGTCTGGATGTTTGCCGAGGTTGCCGCAGTGATGGCCGTTGAGCTGGAGAATGCTGCGATGTTGGGACTCACAGGCGAGCCGCTGGTGGTCACCGTGCCGCTGCCAGAGGGCATACAACTACCACCAGAACTGGTGAGGCATTTGAGTTGGTGCGCGGTCGAATCCAGATATAGGCGGTCGTAGGTGGATGCTGGATTGGCAGGAGCCGCTATCTCCAGCGCGTCCTGAAAGCTGGTTCCCGCGCCGCCGTTAAAACCTGTGCCGCTGCCGCCACTCGGCGCATTTCCAATGGTTGTCGTCTCCCAGTTCGTACCGTCGTAGGTCATCAGAACTTGCTTGTTGGCCGCAATGTCTCCCGCCGCCAGCGTGGTCGTGCTTTGCCACTTTGCCACACTCTTCGCGCCAAGTGAGTTCACGTTCAGCGTCAGGCCGGCTCCGCTGTTGGATGTGGTGGTGCTGTAGACAATGGCGCTACCCGCTACCGGTGTAAAGGTGGGCGATGTGGTGCAACTCTGTGCCGTGCCGCTTCCAGATGTGTCCGAGCAGGTAGGGATCGAAGCCGATCCGGTGGCCGCAGGTGCCCACTTCAACCCGAGCGCCTGAGTAGAGTCCGCAGTCAAAACGTAGGTATTCGTGCCGACCGGGATGCGGGCATTGGTAGTGCTGTATCCATAGAGATCGCCCTTCGTAGTTAGCGGTGAAGAACCGCTCGACGATCCCACCGACAAAGCAAAGGATACTTCAGTCCACTGACTTATAGTCTCTCCTGTGTGCCCGTTCGCACTTGAGACAGTCGCAGAAAAGGTTCCTCCTGCTGGAACCCAGAATCCTATATGAGCATAACCCCAAGAGTCGTTTGTGATTCCCGCCGAAGGCCCCTGCGCCCCGTTGATCGTAGAACTCAACAAGAAATCCTCACCAGATGCGCCTGCACCTGGTCCGGCCATCGTGACTTCTTCAAACACAGCAGCCCCGGTGCTGTTCGTGTAGGTAGTACCTGTTACGTATGTTCCAGTCATCGAGGTGCGAACGCAGTTGAATCCGCTTCCACCGTTCGCCACCGAAACATTGCCCGCCGTGTCCACCACCAAAGGCTGCGTTCCGCTGGATGCCAATAACTGCGGAAACACCAGGCCGCCATACGTGAGCACCTCAATCCCTTTCCGCCAAGTAGAACCTGTCCAGCCTTCAATCGAATAAAAATTGTTCACGCCAGAACCGTTATCCACATAATTTGCACATACCCTGAACGATTGATTCGCTTGTCGTGGAGCTATATCTAACTCGCTGCATCCAGACTGTCCTAATCCAGGATTTAGAGTTTGATCTAAACCATCATTTCCTCCGTAACTAGTGAGGACCATTCTGGTACCGTTGTTCGGGGTTCCCTCATAATTTAGGTCGGTCTGAATCTGGATAGCTGGCGCAGGCCCGCCGGGCGCTAACGGGTCGATCATCGTCAACTGCCCCGGTATCCAGTATGCTCCCGTTTCATTTGCCCATGCCTGCCACGACCCGTTTCCATCCCAACTGCTCGACTGAGTTGAAAATGCCTCGTTTACATGAGAGGCGAAGATGATTGATCCGTTTGCATTAACTCCGACCATACCGGACGTAGACCCGTTGAATCCGACATATCTATCCCAATACTGACCAGCAGAAAGTCCCGCGTCCGTGATTCCCTGTCCACCTATCCATTGATCGATCTGCCCTATTGTTATCCAAAATGAAGCATCGTCATAGATTCCAAGGTGCGTGTTGAGGATGGGCATTTCAACCACAATGCAGCCCGCCGCGTGGGCCTGCTGCCAGATAGATTGCAGGTAACCTTCAACCGTAGCGGCAGAAGCTCCATTCGAGATCACATCGTTTGCGCCCACTTGAAGAATCAAGTATGAGGGCGTTCCAGCCGAGCAGGTCACTTCACTGGAAAAATTGGTAGCAAGATTCTGCGCCGTGCTGAAAAAGCTGATGAAGGTTCCGTGTCCTTTGAAATATGGCTGGTCAGCGGTCTGGTACGCGCCCCAGTACGTTGCCAGATACGATGTCCCTCCCGATCCGCCGAACGTGCTGGTTGTGCTGGTCGTAACAGTAAATTGCGTTGTGCCGGTCACGGTCACTTGAAAGATGTCAACGTTGGTACGCCACTGCCTGCCGGATTCAAAATCCGGTATCCATCCCGTAACTTGACTTACATCCACATAGTCTCCCGTGGTGTAGCCATGAGCCGATGTGGTATTGAACGTGCATGTTGTTCCACTGCAAGACCACGTTCCGACCGTGGCGCCTGGGCTAAAACCGTAGCCATCGTCCATCAGAATTGACGAGCTCGCCATGTAGTAGACGGTCGTCGATGGGTTGTACTGCACGCCGCTCCCGCCGCCGCCCGTCGAGCTGATCGTCACTGGACCCGTGCCGCCGCTCGGTGAGATGGTCACGTTCGTGCCGGCAATGATCTGGGAGACGCCACCCAGGTTAGCCAGCGCCTGTGCTGCTGTGGTTGCGCCGGTGCCGCCTTTCATTATTGGGAGCGTGCCTCCGCCCCCGCCACTACAAATACCGGCTGGAAGCGCCGCGGTGATCTGAGATGAGATGTCCTCAGTTCCGCCTCCACCAGTAATCGCGACTTGAATTTGAAACGCTCCGGGAGAAGCCGCGGGGCAAGAGAGGGTAAAGGTCCATGTCGAGGGAGTAGGGCAAATCTGCGCGGTGTCGGCCAGCAGGGTTGAGAAGTGGCCGTAGGAATCAATAGAACCATTGACAGTGTTTTGGAAAGTCGAAACACAGCCCAGAAGGCCTAGTTGGGGTGAAGAAGAAAGGTTAGTCCAGGCGGCGCCGAAGGTTCCGCCGGCAAGGGCAGGGACCGTGGCCGTGGTCTGAACGTAGCCCGAGGGGATCTGGGCCGGGGAAGGCACCGCAAAGATCAGGAGGACACAGAGGGAGAGCAAACAAGCAAGTTTAGAGAGACCACAGACCGGTCTGAGTTGGTCGGTTCTCCAGGTCATCCTAGTAAGCCAACGGATCAGTGCGTAGACGAAATTCTTCATTGAGTTGCTCCTTGGGCTTGAGTAGGTTGCATAGCCTGTGACTGCCCCGCTTGATTCCGTTGGATCGCAGCGGCGTAAGCGGCGAGCAGGGGGCTAACTTGAATCCCGCGCGCCTTAGCCGTTGCGACAATCTTAGGCATGTCCCCCCGAAGTTCGAGTGGAATCTGTGCGATCTGCTGCCGGGACGGACGGAGGAGAAATTCTTTGACTTGCGGATGGGCCAGAATTTCATCAATAGCCGCGCCGGCCGCGCCAGCGGCAGGTATAGCAGTCAGGCCCCCTGGAGAGACTTCCCGTCCGCGCATCAGGTCGCTCAGCATGTGAAACGCTGGCCAGATCACGGAGAGCCGAACTAAGGTGCCCACCGCTCCAGAGCCACGACGTTGAACAGATGTCTCGTTGGCGCGACGAAGGTCGGCTTCGGAGATAGTTTGGTGTGGGTCAGGCACAGGCCGATCAGGAAAATTGGGTCGCTGAGGTTGATCGACTGATTGAAACGCACGCTCGGCGGGCGCACCAGATGCCAGCCGAGCGGGAGCGCGCTGCGGCGGGGCGGCCAAGCGAAATCCAGGCCGAGGATCATTTACGGTTGGCGGTGGAGGAACTTGCTTCAAACTTTTGCGAAGCTGCTCCTCGGGGGGAAGGCTGTCCAAAGCCTTGCGCGCCGCTTTGACTTGGCGGTAGGAATCGACGAGGGTGGGATCGTAGTTGCGGGCCTTAGCCAACCGTTCCTCATCCGCACGCTCTTGGAAGGCTTCCGGGTTAAGCTGCTTCTCACGAATAGTACGCGCGGTATCAGGCGAATGAGATTCTCGCCCAAAGGCTTCCTGATAAGTGATGGTGGAAGCACGTGCGGCGCCAAGATCGTCCCCGGCTCCAGCGTCAGCGGAAGCACGAGTCACGGCGGCGCGCAGCACCTTAGCCACCTGCTTCATTTCGCCAAGCAAAGGCCCCTCGAACCGTCCGCTACGGATATACCGCTGAAGAATCGACGAAGCCCGATGGACCTGTTCGACTGGGATTGGCTTTCCTGCTTGTGGATCAAAGTCAATTGGATCAGGCTCAAACCCACTGCTGGTTGCGATTTGGTCGATATTTGCGCGAACACGCTCGGGATAATCAAAGTAATTACCGGTATAGCCTTGGGTCTTCATGATCGCTGAGCGATCTTGGGCATAGAGTGAGTCGAGGGGCGCGTCTTCGGGCGCAACTTGCAATTGGCGCAACAACTTTACAGTTTCTGGTGAGATTGCGGCTATAGACTTAAGCTGATCGGCGATCTGGCCGCCATCCATGGTCTTGCCCGCTATTTTCTGCCGCCATTTCGACCACGCGGAGTTCTCTTCAGTCTTGGCTCGTGTATCAGCAGCGGCTTCCTTAGCGTAATGCTCGTTAGTAGACTGCTTATACGCCTGCTCTCGTTGGCGACGAAGTTCAAGCGCGTTCTCCGCGGCGCGGTTGGCGTCAGCCACTTTTTTCACAACGGCCTGATGTTTGGCCTTGACCGCTTCATTGGATTCAGTGACTTTTTGCTCGGCTGCCTGCCGCTGTCTTGCTAACTGCGCGGCTTCAGATCGATCTGTTTGGTCAATCTCTTGAGCTTTGTTAGCGACATCTCGCTGATAGCCAATCTCACGACCCTGCTGCTCGTGCAACGCGGATTGTGTGTCGGTAAGATGGTCCTTTACAGCCTTTGCGTTTGCCGTGTCGATTTTGCTGTTTTCATCAGCGAATTTACGAACGAGTTCGCGAGCCACGCCGGGGCCGGAACCCGCGAGGCGGCGAACCCCGCTCTCAGCGACGTTCCCCACGCCTTCAACTGTTCTGCCCCCAAGTTCTGTCGCCTTACCGCCGAGCTTTCCGGTAACGTACATGGTCGCTGCGTCACCGCCGAGGTTCCCGAGCGCGGCCATCGGTCCAAGGCTGGCGGTGTCCTCGTTGAGCCCACGATAAGCGTTCTCCCCCATCGTTGCTGGATCAAGACTTTCTAGCGCCGCCGGGTCTCCATGCCAGAGGCCGGCCGCTGTTTGCGCCATGCCTTGAGGAAGCCCCGCCACGCCGCGCAAGGTTCGATTGGCCACGTTGAAAGGAAGTTTCTCTACGTTGCCAACAGCGGCGTTGGCCTGATTCCACGCACTTCCTTTAAGTGGTGTGTCAGGCATTGGCTCTGTCATGCGGGTCAATAAGGACGCGACACGCCCGTAAGTAGACGGGCCTTTACCTTCGTTGGTAGAGTCCTTCTGATACTTTGGCGCGTCATCTGGATGGAGGCTGTACCCTGCCGCTTGCGCATCGCGTACACGATTGTAAGGAACATTGATCTCAACGGATTCTCCAGCCTTTTGAGAATTTCCTGGAGGGGCCATGCGATAAAGACCGTAGCCCTTGCCGGTGGCAGGGTCAATGGTGTTGGTTGTAAGGTCAGGGGCAGAGGCAACAGCAGTCGCGGTAGCTTGATTAGCGGCTAGAGGTTCTCCAGTCTCCGGATTCAGATAGACTTTTCCCGGAGCTTGGGCCAAAGGCTTGACGGGCTTGACGGGATTGCCATTGTCGTCGAGATATTGAAGAGCCTGTGCCATCACCGCGCCACCTTGGCCAACTTAGTCACTCGCCATCCCGTGCCATCCCACGCGCCCTCATTACCGTTGGGAAAAGTCTTCTTGTCGCCTATTTTGTGCTTAGCTGGTCCGCCACCGGCACCGCCTGTTCCGCCCGCGCCACCAGATCCGCCACCTGTCCGCGGCGCACCCAACCTGCCACTGGCGCCCATCAGAGCGTTGAATGTCATCTCGTCCTGGTCTAATCCAGCGAGCAGCGCTTCGGGGGTTAGCTTCATGGCCGTTATGGTGTCTTTCAATTCATCCACCGTTTTCACAGAACGTCCACCGAATACGCCCGCCGAGTGATCCGCCAAAATGAGTGCCGCTGAGCGAAATCTCTGTGCATCAGGATTGTTGGACCCCGTCCAATTAACAAAGTTCTGCAACCGACCCGCTCCTGGGCCGAACAGGCCACCGTTTCTGCCGATGATGTCGCGCATCGTGTTCACTTGCAGTATTCCTGAATTAGAGAAGTCCTGCCTGTTCTTTTCCGCTCCCACAGGCGAGCTGACCGCACCGGCGAGGAAAGGAGCTCCTCGATTGAACGCGGCGACTCCGGCGGATATTGGAACGGCGGTTTCCATGTTTGTGTTTGGGTCCGTCGCCATAAACAGACGGTTTGCCGCGTTATACTCAGCCATCGCTTTCATACGAGCGATACCTGGGCCGTCTAAAGTCTGCTGAAGCGCCGGTAACTGTGCCGCCTCTTCATTGGATAGCGGCGGCCCTTGCTTCCTGTTGGCGAGGATCTGCTTGGTTAGGAGATTGGCATACTGCGCGTTAGGAGAAAGAGTCTTCGTGGGTGGCTTAAAGTTGGCGTCTGTTGGCTTCGATACGATGTTTCCGCTCTCGTCCTTGCCGTAGATAACGTAGGACTTTCCGTCCGGCCCTGTTTGAGGCTGGCCGGCGGCCCCAGGCAGAGGAGTAAACTTGGCGGCCGGCGGCGCCTTCACACCATAAAATTCCGGCGCCACCGCCTCCTTCTGCTCTGGCGTGAGCTTGATGCCCGCCTTTTCCAAAGAATCAATATAGCTCTTGAATCGCGCTTCGCCAGAGGGTGTGTCCGCCACACGCTTAACCCCTTGCGGAGTCCAGTAATCGGTGTAATCGGCGCCATCATCCCCCGTACCCTTTCGCAGAGGGACGCCGAGCTGTTGCCGGACAATCTGCCTGTCCTGCTCGTCGCGCGCCGCGAGCGCGTTCTGCCGCTGTGCACCCTCGGCGGCCATTTGCTGCGTTACGGTCTGGGCCTGCTTCAGTTCCAGGTCTTGCGCTTCCTTCGCCCGGTCAGCGCGGATGTCCTGCGCGTCCGACAGCGCGGGCGCCACTGGCGCGAGTACCGAAAGTGCGTTCCAAAAACCCAAGTGGCGCCTCCTTGCCGTTCGCTACGTTACCATCCTTAGCCGCCCATGTCAGCGCTGTAATCCGGCGTGTAGATTGACGTGTCAAGACCAGTGTTTCCTGGGTACAGACTTGCAACATCAGTTGATGGGAACAGGTTGCTATTGTCAGTCGAGTTCCACGAGGTGTCAATCCCTGAAGTGTCAATTGGCCCAGGAGCAGCCGGAAGGTTGTAGTTAATCCCCGGTGTTTGCTGTGGCGCATTTAGCTGGGTCACCATTGCCGCAATTTGAGCGGGGGAGATTGATTTTAGCCCAGGCAGCGCCGAGAAAGCCTTGGCCAATTGAGCAATCGAACTTGCCGACTGATTGTTCGGATTGACCGCGCCGCCGCCGACTTGGAGAGCTTGCAGCGCGTCATTATACCCCGCCTGCTGGTTCTGCTGCACGTAAGGCGCGATGGCTTGGGCTTCAACTTGCTGCGAAATTGCCGGTGAGTCCGACAGTCCACGGGAAGCCAGATAGCCCTGAGTGTTGTTGGCCACAGCGGAGGTCAGGCCGGCGTTCAACGGCTGGGTGAATTGGGCGGCGTAGGCGTTCATCTTCGCCGGATCTTGCGCGTAGCTGCGGAGCTGGTTCTGATATTGCTGATTCTCATACTGGTTGTACATGTTGTAGGCCGTAGAGCCCACTCCAGCGGCCAGCAGTCCAGTCTGTAGCTCCGGATTGATCGAAGAAAGCGCGCTCGTAAAATCAGTAGACATAGGTAACTCCTTTTTCCGCGTTAAACGGGCGGATTAGCCAACTCGAACTGATTCTGCGGCTGCGCAGGCTGTGTCTGCCAGTTGCCTCCGGAGATTGAAGACGAAGAACCGGCGCTGCCCGCACCCCTCTGGCCACGGAGAGCTGCCAGGATCGACGCCACTGTCGATGAGGCATCCCCGCCAGTGCCCGCCGTGGTAGCCGTACTGGCCCCGGTGGTTCCACTGGAAACCCCGCTCGAACCGGTGCTCGTAGCCGATGCACCTGCCGTTCCAGCCTGATACCCTGGGTACCCAGCCAGCAGGTCATTCAGCGCGGCCGTACCAGAGTCAGTTAGCGACCCGCCGGTCTGCTGCTGCTCTTGGCCTTGAGACCCAAGGACCGCTTCCTGCTTAGTCAGATTGGCTTGGTTAGCCGCAGTCTGCTGCTCCTGCTTGACAAGGGCGGCATTCGAGGCAGTGGCATCATTAGAGGCATCACGACTTGCTACACCTTCGTAGGCAGCGGTGCCTGTAGCCGCAGTGGTGGCAGCAATCGTCAACCAAGTACCTAAAGATATTCCAAGTGATCCAGCCATACGATTAATCTCCCTTCCCCTACTGCCCGGTAATCATAACCGTGTTTCTGCTGCTGTCCTTGCGCGACTGTAACTGCTCGGCCTCGGCGAAAACCTCATCCTCAGCCTCGGTGACGGTCTGCGCGTGGGTCGGGAAGATCATTGTCATCTCGACTGGGCCGCGAGTCCAAAATAGCTGTTTGCGGCCCGCACAACCAGGAATGACATTGTAGCCAGATAGCTCGACTTGCTCGTCCCCGACAATGACCGCGCAGTCGCCGTGGACGATCAGCACCGTTGCTAGTCGAATTAGCGACCCTATCATCCACACCCCTGGAATCAGTCGCATCGTGCGCGCGTACATTCCGCCATGGAAGAGATGCTCGGTAGCAGCAGTAACTTGGGGCCGGGCCAAGATTATTTCCTGAGCTTGAGCCAGCTTGTCGAGCGTTGCGGGTGAAGGTGGCACGAGGGCAGCGGTAACCGGAAGAGGAATGGCCAAGGCACTCATGCCAGCCAGCTTATCAAGCGTCGTGGGTGAAGGCGGCACGAGGGCGGTGGTAAGAGGAAACGGAGCAACTAAGGAGGCTGGAACTGTGGCCATGTCTCTCATGCCAGCCACCTCGTATGCTGCGAATGAGTCAACGCATAACCAGCACGCCGGGAGAGAACTTTATCAAACGCGCTATCGACACGCGCTACGCAAGTCAAAGCCAAACATTTCATCCGTGCCGCGTACCTTTCGGCTTCGTCAAGAAGATAATTTCCCGCGCCAGAATGGCGATAATTTGGATCGACAAACAAGGATTCAACGGTGGCAATGCGCTTGCCGCAATGCGGCATAATCGGGGTAGCGACCGAGATGAAGCCAATGAGCAATCCGTAAGGCGAGGCGGTGTCAATTTCTGGGCCGGACACATAAGCCCCAAAGCACCGCAGTAAGTTTGTTTTTTCCATCGCCTCATAAACCGCGCGCTGAGGCTGGGCGTCGGGAATCAGGCATTCCTCGGCGTAAGAGTGGAGAAGACGCGCAGCGTTTGGCGCGTCAAATATTTCAGAAACGCGGGTAGAAATGATAGTGATTTGAGAGGTCTCAACCTCAGCAACAGCGGTCATCGTGGCCCATCCTCTCCGGCTTTCGTCAACAGCCCCACTCCCATCGACCCTTGAAACGGCAACACCGTTCCCCCGGCCAGCCGCGCGATGATCCGGGCCATCTTAGCCTCGGCTGGACGATTGTCGGCCAGGAAGGTCAGGAACCCGACACAGCCGCGCTGGCGAGCCTCGGCGAAGACCTGCGGCAGGGCTTCCTTGAACCAGTTTAGCGGTATTCCGGGTGGAAGTGGGGAAATGGCTAGGATTCGCCATAACACCAACCATCCATGACAGAAAGAGGCAACCACGAGGGCAAAAGGGGCGACTTGGCCTATGGTCTCAACCACCCAGACCCATTCCGGAACCAAGTAAGGTGTTCCGGTGTCGAGAAGATCTGGAGGAAGAATATCAACTTCGCCTTCGCGCAGATTACGGACTTGAACGGCAAGGGTCACGAGGTGGCTTTCCTCGCCATCGGCGATTTTGAAACATTGGCCCACAAATCAGGCCACGGATTTTTCCGACAAGCGAGGTCGGCTAGTAAAAGCGCCAACTTAGTTTCAGTCATGCGCTGACTTCGGATGACGCTTTCACCGGAGTCCATGTCTTGACACGACACCAACGGACGGCGCAGCCGCCAATAGTTGCCGAGACTAATCCACACTATTAGCCGATTGTCAAAGATGAAGGTTATGCAATTGTCGCTACCCTCGCCGGTGTACCCCATCGCGTGGTAAGGAAATATCTCCACCGCTGAAGTGCGTTTGCGTATGTTTCCTGTTTTACGTACAGCTTCTTTTTTCACGAGATTATCCTCCGGGCCATACTGCTTTTCGCCGTAACAGCCCAATCCACCGAATCAATCACCCCGGTGGCCCCACCACTGTTTCCGCTGATGTCCAAATGCGCCCGATTACCATTACGAAAAATAGAGACGCTCGCTGTGAACAGGTTACTGCCGCCCATAGGAACTACGTCGATTCCCTGCGCGCCAATCTGCTGGCCATCAAGCCAAAGGTTTGCAATAATAGATTGAACCATCGCCGGGGAACCATAACCGGTAATTGTCGCCTTCTCATAAAACAGACGCTGAGTGCCGCCCTCACCAAACAGCTCAGGCGTGCGGAAAGACCACTGAACGGCAGACTGCGCCGTGTCTCCTTGGTCCCAATTCAAGTCGCCCGCCTGTAGCCGCTGAATCGTGCCGTCGGTCTTGCCGGCAAGAACCAGCGGGTAGCCCTCACCGCCAGCGACGGTTGCCATCGACGTGATCGCCCACGGCAGGTCCAGCACCGCCCAGGACTTCATTACCAAGTCATAACAGAACAGGCGAGTCAGCGCGCCGGCAGCCCCGAGCAGGGGCGTTGCGCAGAGATACATCGGCGGGGCAACCGTCTGCGCGGACTGTGAAAGATAGCAGTAAGTCGGGTCCACGGGGGTCAGGTCAGCCTCGGAATCCACCCCGCCAAATAGGTACGGCCGGATGTCCTCGCTGATGAGCCGGTCGTTGATCCCATCAAATACGGCGAATCCAAGATGGGTAAATCGGACAACACCGAACCCAGGAAGAAATTGAATCGAGCGCGCGGCGATGCAGCCGAGGTTGGTCTGTGCCGGCTGGATCTCGAACGAGGTCGTGCCGAAGACTCCAATAAACTGGTAGGTCGTGAACTCTTTGAAGATGCACAGGGAACCAGTAGGGGAAATCCCAAGCGCGGCAATTGTGAAAGGACAGAGCCCGGTGATTTGTGAACCGTCCTGCCGACCGACGAACGCTGTGTTGACCGGGTTCCATGAGTTTGGATTATTTGAATCGGACATCTTCAGGCAAGATGGGCCGTCAATGCCATCAGATGTATCAGCAGGGGAAGTATTGGCCAGCCAGAGGGATCCCGCATAGGCGACCGCGTGCGCGGCGCCACGGGGCGCGGTGGAAGCGACGATTGGCCCTTGGCTGGTCCAGAGCACCGTGCCGTCGGCAGTTTGCGCGCCAAGGGCGGTGTTCCACGGCGTGGGAACCGTAGCGCCGGATACGCCGCCCTGGGTCGCCGTGTAGTAATTACCCGCGCCGTCGGTGACTTGTGACCCAGTCAGCCAGGTTACGGAAGCCTGCCAATCCGGAAAAGCATCTTGGAAAGTGTTGGCGAGAGGAGCGGGAGCGGATGGGGGAACTCCAGTGGATGGGTCATAAGCGACGGGAGGCAACCCGTTGCCAAGAATAACAACAACTTGGCCGGCGAACTGGACTTGAGTTGGAATTGGGCATACTTGACCGGGGATGCCGCCGTACGGAGAATAACCTGGGGTAGTGGATGCTAGGCTGAACTGCGGATCACCAATCTGAAGCGAGACAGGTTGTGGAGCGGCGGCCGGGAAGATGTTGTAATTGGCGGGAGATAGTCCCACGCCTCCACCTGGGCACGCGAGTAGATAACTACTTATGAACGCATAATAATAGATGTCAGCTAAAGTTACGTATTGGGTGGTGTTTAGCCATGGAGCCTGAACGTTAGGGTTGGGAAGCAGGCCCGCGGTGGAAGTAAAGGTCGTAACATCGACCGCGACAGTCCCAAGTAGGTTGCCGTACTGACCAGCGAACGGAGCTGGAGGAGAAACGCTAGGGCTGAAGCCCAAGTACCAAACTTGGTAGCCGTTATTGCCCGGCTCGTTCACCCAAGTAATAGTCACAGTATTGAAATCAACGCTTGAATACACTACCTTCCAGGCTTTACGAGGAAACCCACCTGTCCACCCAACCGATGTTGTCCCCCCACTCATGTCCATAGTTACCACAGCGAACAAATAGTAGCCTGCTGGATTGGGGCCAGGCCCAGCGGTTGTAATTGCGGTCAAAAACGCACCCACTTGCGTAGGTACGATAAGCTGCTCAATAAGAGTCATGACAGGAGGGAACTGACCGAGCCCAAGCGTCGGGTTGTTTTTTGTAAAAGAAGAAATAGAGAGCGTGTAAGACGGGGCGGGAACTGGACCCTCGGGAATAGGAGTAGGAAGCGCGAAAGACCCGTTGGCAATCTGAAGAGATCCTCTTTGTGTAAAGAGGAGATTGCTCATGCGTGGTAGCGCGCCGGGGGGCTGGCTCAGGCTGCCCGTGCTGGCCACTAATTTAGCAAACTTTTTTTGGCTGACAATTTTGGCTGCCATATCAGCACCCTCCGCTAAGCAGCACAGCGCAAATAAGTAGAGCAGGCAGAATCACTCCGCCGAAGTAGCTTCCTGCAAAATTTGCTACCTCCACATTACCCCCACCTCCACACTGCACGCGCCGCGGCGACATCACCTGCCGGTTTCCTTTGATCGCTTGGCACTTCTGCTCGCAGGATTTCAGCATCGATTGCTGGCCTTCAATATCCTGCTCAGCTCCTTTGAACCGCGATGACAAATAATCCTTCAAGGCGTCAATCCAGGCTGGGGGCAGATTTAGTTGAGCCGTTGCCTGCCCCTGCGCGTAGTGAATCGGATAACGAATACCGGAGAGGTAAATGTTGCACTCGGTCAGAGGGGTTCCGCTGGGCCATGCCTGAGCAATGGTCCCTCCCATGCCCCGAGTGATCTGGGTTAGTTGGTTCGAGATGTTACTAGAGTAATACACCAATTCACAGAGGGATGGATCGGCTGGGTATGGACCAAGCAGGGCGAGGCCGAAGCCAAGAACCCAACCAGTTGCACCAGGGGTGTAGGGAATCGTGGCCGATGCCACTGTGATAGGGGAGGACAAGGTTCCAATTCCAGAGGTCCGAGAAGACTGCGGGTACAACTCAATTTGCTGAACCACGGAGTCCTGGTTCATGACCGCCGTGCCAGATATTCCCTTGACGTTGCTGTGCCGGAAAATATCCGACTTGTTGCCAAAGGTGATTGGCCACCCGTCAAAAAAGCCCGAAGTCAGCGAACGCCAATTGCCGATGACCTGATACTGAGCCTGACCTGCAGTGGAAGGGATGCCAGTCACATCGCGGATGCCCTCCGTGATCGCAGTCATCACATCCATCCCTTCTGAAATCCACCTGTACAAAGCCGCGCACGACAGACTCGTCCCATCCGTGTCCGGCAGCCAGGCCGAGGAGCGCGCCGGCGGGAAGCCCTGCGCAATGCCAGCCGAGGACAAGGTGAATGGGATCGAAAACGCGCCGGTGCCGCCGGCGGGAATGGTGTAAGGCAGGTAGCGGTCCTCGCCCCCAGCCCCGCCCAGGGTGAAGTAGACCCGGATGGCCGTGGCCGCGAACGAGCACGTGCCCGCCACGGTGAAAGTCGAGCCGAGGGCGCCGTTGGCCACAGCGACCTCAGCCGAGGCCGGAGACTCGCCCCAGGGGGTGAGTTGGGTGACGGTGAACCAGATCGCGAGCGCGCCGGTGGGAAGAGGGGTGACGGCGACTCCGGTAGGCGCGGGAAGCGAACTGGGTGGATCTCCAGCTTGCTCACGCAAACTCATTAAGACATCGCCAACAAGACTCCACTGTGCCATGAAGAACTCCCTCTCCTTCTACAAAAAAGCGGCGACCATCCCCGGTCAGTGGGACGGCCGCCGCCGGAGGAACAGCGGTTAACTAGCCGGCGATTAGACCAAGCTCACTTCCACGTCAATCGGCAACGAGGTAATTGTTCCGCCGCCGGTGACGTTGAAGGTCACGGTTGTGATGTTGCAATCGGTTTTGAACGAGTCGGAGTAGTCGAAATATGATCCGGCCGCCGTAACCGGTTGTGTAAAAACCGTCCATATGTTCGTGCCGTCACTTACGGTGACGGTAAACGCGATGGTTGCCGTGGCAGTGGCATTGACTACACGCAAATGCCAATAGCCTGAAGTCGGAGCAGGACCGCCATTCAAATTGAACGCGGTGCCGCCGGTCGAGGGAGTGGTTGTGGTCGCGGCGATAACCAGGCTGTTAAGCCCTGTCGCGGTCGGAGTCTGAGTCGCCGCGCCGTAGCAAGAAGGCGAACCGAACCCCGGCATGGCCTGCGAGATCGGATTTGCAAAAGGAAGCGCCATAATAAATCTCCTTGGGGTAGAGGAGGAAGGTTGAATCTGGGCCTAGCCCAGTCTGCCTCCCCCCTCTTGGATCGGTTCTACACGCAGTTTGTGAACGCCACGTTCATCCTGGGCGAAATGCAGCTCAGGTTCCAGGTCAAGTACATGCACGACACCAGAACGCGCTGGTTGCTCGGCTTCAGGAACGGATCCACATTGAAGTAATCCGCCTCGTGGAAGACCGGGAAAACATACTTCGAGTTCAGCAACATGGCCTGGTTCGCGGTCGCGAAATAGTCAGCCACGGTCACGGCGTTGTTGAACAGGAAATGGTTGCGGAAACCGACCTGCAACGCTTCATCGTCCTGCATCCCCTGGCCGTAGCGAATGTTGCCTACGTATGTGTTCTTGAACGCGGCATAGCTGGTCCGGTTCATCACGAACAGGTCCGGCTCATCGTAGCCCCAGGTGACGGACTGGTAGCCCGGCTCGCAAAGAGTCGAGGAAAGCGGAGCCGCGCTACAAGGAATCGCAGTCGCGGGCAGCCACCAGGCATTTGCGGCCGAAGCGCGATTGATCCCGGCGATGGTGTTGGTGGTCGAAACCACCCACGAGTTCAGATCATCCACATCCAGACTGGTGTTCTGCGGCGAGGTATGCCACAGGGCGCGCGAGAGCTTCTGGAGGAACGAGCCGGAAGCGGTCTGGAACTTGGCCTTGATGATGTCAAGGTTGTTCGACCCGCCGCGATTGAGGATGATGTCGGTAATCGGGATCACGACAGGCTGGCGGTAGGGCTTCCATTGCTGGTTCGCCGGCTGCACCGAGTCCACGACTGAAGTGTCAAGGAGCTGGTCGCCATAGTAAGCGCCACCGGGGAGCTCTTCCTGATAGATTTCCGGGAAGATCAGCTCACCTGCGCCAAACCGCTTGCCCTCACGTGTCAGCGCCCAGAAAACTGGGGAAGGCTTGAACACGTTGTCGCCGAGGACAGGGACGATAAATTTCTGGGAAATTGCATTGACGGTGTTCGAGAGCTGTACCGGCGGCGATGCGAGTCCCAGTCCAACCACGCTATTTGCCATGAGAGGTTCTCCTGGTCGGGCAAACGGGGGAGGTCGCCGACGGGGTTAAAGGTTAAGGTCGCGGAAGCGCGGGGATTGGCCACGCTTCCAGAAAAACTTGCGCTACTGCACCATTCCAAAATTCGTCGTGCCCATGGCCGACTTGATTACGTCTTCATCCGACATCGCGGCGGCCATTGCTTCATCAAACGACTTGACAACCTTGACCTTGTTGCCCTTGGCGTCCGTGCGCTCGTTGAACGGATCAAACTCACCGTCTTTGGCCGGAGTCGTATGCAGAGGATTGCGCGACTGAGGAGGCGTAAGCGAGGCCAACTTGCCCTTGTCTTCGATTGCCTTGGTCAGCTTGATGGTTTCCGCCGCCTTCCACTCATCACGCTCAACCTTCTTGCGCGCATCCCAGGTCAACCGATCTACGGCGTCGGCAACTTGAAGGAAGCCGTCCTTGTCCTTGAGCTGATGCTCGGAGGCATACTTGTAGGCCGCCTCGTAATCCACCGTGACGCCCTTGGGAAGATCCTTGGTGGCCGCGGCGAATTGCGACTGATACTGGTCATTCAGGTAACGGCCGACCGAAGTGTTGACGACGCCGGTGACTTTGCTTAGGCCATCAGTGAGGGTGGACTTCAGACCATCAAACTGACCAGGAATTTTAGCCATATCGGCGCGAAGAGCCGCCATTTCCTGATCGCGCTTGGCCAGTTCGGCCTTCATCTGCTTCACGACCGGCCCGAGCAGCGGGTCGTCGTCGGAGAGGCCGTACTCGACTTGGGCGGCTGCGCGGAGTTCAGTGGTGGTTGGAGTCGTCTGCTGGGTCTGCACGGTCGGAGCCACAACTTTGCCATCCTGCGCCAGCCAGCCGGCTTGCACAGCCTGCTGAAACTTGGACGCAAAGGCCAATTCGGCCTGGCCGAGGGTGTTCTGCCGCTGCTCAATCTGCGCGGTCAGAGCTTGACGCTCGGCCACGGGAAGGGCGCGGATTTCGCCGACCTGAACTGTGCTGCCGTCAGGCAGATTCAGAATCATGTCATCGGCATACTTGGCGTTCGAGAGAATGTCTTTGAGGGCCATGGGGGAGGACTCCTTCGGCGACTACGCGCCTGGTTGTGACCCCATCCCGCCTGACTGACCAGCGGGGTTAGGGATAGCTGCGTTGTTGGCAATGGGTCCAGCGGCGGACGTAGTGGCCGCGGCCTTCTCCGCTTCCTGAATCGAATTGTCGAGATACTTGACGACGTTGGCGAGATTGCGGGATACGCCAGGAATCGTAAAAACGGCCCGTGTGTAGAGGGAAACGACCATAGACTTGATCGAGGTCAAAGACTTGACCATCGCATCGGGATCGGCGCCTTGAAGCTCGGCCAATTGCTGAGAGAGCTGAAGGCCGGCGGGGGTTGTGGGAGGAGCATTGGGACCGGGAGGCGGAGGTCCACCGGGGCCGCCAGCGCCAGGGCCAGCAGCGCCAGGGCCACCAGGCACGGGAGGGCCACCCATACCCACCATTCCGGGCGGAGGAGGCATTGGGCCACCGGGACCGGCAGGAGGGCCGCCGGCACCAGGACCACCGGGGCCACCTGCGCCGCCGGCTAATTTGCCTATCAGTTGCCGGGCCATCATCTGTGCCAAAGCTGGATTTGCGGTTCCCATTGGATTTGAAATCCTCGGTGGATGCTGACTACCTGCTAAACTGCTGGCCTATCTACTTGGCTCAGCCCCAGCTCGGCTTCGGGCCACCTTCGGGGATCAATCCCAGCGGGTCTTTGGGCTGGGCAATGGGGTTGTTGTGAACGTCGGGGCCGGGCTCGTTGCCAGTCCTTCCGACAGTCAGGGGACTCTTCAAAACTTTTTCGTCGAAGGTGTTGCCCATCGATTCCTTGATCTTTGCCATGGTGCTGCTCCTCAATGCTGGGTTCGTAGTACTTGGTTGAACTTCTCGGCAGACCGACTACTTCCGGCCCACAGTGCTCTTACCGACACGCCGGTCAATATTTTTGGTCATTCTGGCTACCGTATGCCGAGTGCCTACCTTGGCTAGCTTCATGATTGGTCTCCTTGGGAACCAGCAGGGGAAGAGGGTTACCGCCACCTCCCCTGCCGTTTCCTGTCTTGCGCATCGAACGCTTTCGGCGGAGAGGATGGGGTTAGTCCCCCACCAACTCCCACCCGCCGCCGAACGAGAGAACCGGCGAACCAGATCTCTCTACTTGCGAGCGGCGGTGCGCCGACGCCTGGTGGATCGTCTGCCTCCACGAGAAGCCATCCGCGTACCTCCTTCGCTCCGGGTCGCTGGGCTAGGCTGTGCGGGAATTAACCCGAGACAGCCGCCGAGCAGTTAAGAAGACGAGGCGCGAAGGCCAGCGGCACCGTCTCCGGGATGAGTCAGGACCGATGAGCCGAGCGAGATTTCTTCGCACGGTCAGCGATCCGGGCACGCATGTCGCGCAGAAACTTCCGGGGTTGGCCAAAGTCCTTGACGACACGAGAATCAGATTTCGAGGGGGTTCCGGCCATCAGGATGGTCTCCTTTCGGAAGTTGGTGCGCGGCTAGGATGGGGCAAGAGTAAAGCTCGGGAGGACGAATCCCCCCGGACTAACTACTTGCGCTTTGCGGCGGCGCGCCGCTCTTTCTTGGTTTCCTTGCGCTTGTGGGCCATGATGTGTTTCTCCTTTGCACGAGCCAAGCCGAGGCCGAAGCCCAGACGAGAGCAGAGTGCGATTAGGAGAAGGATAGAACGGAAATGAGAGGATGGGAACCCCCTCGCCATAACACCAATGCTGTGCGAGAGCAAAAATTAGTAGATATTGTGTATAAAAACCCGTCCCGAGTGCAAACCGCCATGGCGAAACTGACAAATAGGAATTCCAAATTCAGCAAGAACCCCAGTTCGTATCCACCAGTGAACGGTCTGCGGCCTGCGCCCCATCACTCTGCTGAATTCAGTAACGGTCAGCCATTGCCCCGGCCACGAGCAGGCGGGAACGCCTCGCGCAGAAGAAGCGTGATCCGGGATTGTTGTGGCTGTGACCGCTGTTGCCGTTTTCTCACCCGCCTTTATCATTTGCGGCCACTCTTAACCTTCGCCAGCGCGGCCAACGCCTGCGAGGTCTCCTGTTCCTTGGCAATTCCTTCAGGATCAGGATAGCCCAGCGTCCGAAGCCCGCGTTCTGGCCCGACCACGCCACTCTTCATCAGGTCAGGCGTAATCTTGCGCACAATCGCTTCGGACAGCGGCCGAACGCTTGCGTCGTCCAGCGCAACGTCATAAGTCGAGGGATCGACCATCCCATTCCACGACGCGAGGGTAATCCCCTCGGGACCACGATACGGCAGAGTGGTCTTGGCCTGATATTTGCACATCGTATCGAAGAAGAACTCGCCAGCCATCTGCGCCGTCTCGCTCAGGAACCGGCCGGCAAGCTGAAGCAAACCGGAAGATTGCAGAACAGCCGAATCAAATAGATCAGTCGAAACATTCCCGGCTCCAGGGTCACCCTGGCGCGAAGCGGAGAACCCGAGCACATCGTTTTGAAGGGAGAGAAGTTTCTCGGCGCCCTGGAGCGCGCCGCTGCCAATAGCGTTCGGGGTGATCGGCGTGGGAGGCTTCGACCCAGGCTTGATCGTCACAACCTCGCCCGGCAGCCCGCCAAACCCATCAATATCGATTCCCGTGTTTTCCTCGATCACCCAAAGCGCGTTGTTCATGCGCAAGCCATTCTCGAAGATTTGTGAGTAGAATCGTTGAGCTAATCGCTGCATGTTCTCGGTCATGCGGGTAACAGGAATGCCCCACGGGCCAAACAGAGGCGGCAAAACGTAATTGGGGAAGATGGGAAATCGGGGCGCGGCGATGTCGCGACGGGGCGGGTATGGGTTGTCGCCGTCTTGCAGAATCACACCTTCACATTCTACGAGCCAACGTCCGTTGGGATATTTCAAACGGACTTCTGGGTCGATCAGCGAAGTCGCTGGAACGTCATCTTTCTCGACAGTTTCGCGAGTGTAGTCACGGCAGAAACAATGCCGAACGAGCACACGCCATTCACTACTCTGGGTGCGCGCATTCTGACCGGGCATACCAGGCATCGAGGACATTGGCCCCTGGGGCTGCGTAATCCCGTAGCCGGAATCTCCGGAGAATGGCTGAAAGCCGCCAGAGGTATGCCGCGGGGAAATCGCCCGGGAAGTTTCCGGCCACTTCAACCGGACATCTTCAAGATTCATCCACGTGCCCCAGCCCGCATAGGCTGGGTTCCAAGTGTAGTCGGCCCCTGGGTCAAAGAAGACGAGGCGCGGGTCGATACTGCGCGCCCACATGCCGCCACGGGCACGAGAGAGATCCGGGTCAAATCCAGCAACAATCCACCCGGCGCCACAGTAGCGCGCGGTGAGTCCCGCCATGAGCAAGTGCAGGTTCATCTTCGAGATTTGCCACTGAGCCTGAAGGGAAACTTCGCGGGCAAGGTCACGCGCGGATGAAGATGGAAGCGAAGAGTCAGCCTGCTGAGCCCCGGAGTACGAAGGATCGCCGGCGCCAGCGGAGGGGAAAATGTACATCCGCGGAGAGAGGTTGCTGACCTGGTTCGCTTCCTCCAGCATAATCCGTTGCAACATCGGAATCGAAAGGGAAGGCCTATAGACCGGGCCTGGGGTCATCGCGTCAGCTAAATTATAGAGGTCTTCAGCATTTTTTGCGAATGTCTCGCCAAGGCACTTGTTGCGAAAAGAATCAGAGGCTTCTACCCAGTCATTTATATGCCGGCTTCTTGGGTCAATTGACTCCTGCTTTTGGGACTTGCGCGCGGTGCCCATCAACACAAGGTTGCCCATCTAATCCTCTTCCTATGCCCGCGAACGAGTACGACGACGGACGCCGCGTTTGGTTTTCTTGCCACCTTCACCGATGGTTAGAAACTTACGATGAACAGCGGCACGGACCTTAGATTCCACCGCTCCGCCCTTGTGCGCCGCGCGGCTCAAGGCTGCTCTGGCGTGAGAAGCATCCTCGATGGGAAAAGACCGATCTGGTCCAGCGAAATCTTTCGCCGGCAACCGATTACGTGTCTTGGAACTGAGCTTGGTCATCAGCTTTCCTTCCAACAGAATAGCACAAAATCACGCCCGTTTTCGATTGCGCTTGGACTGAGATTTCTTCACCACGGAATTGGCCCCCCGGATCGCACGCGAATCTGAACCAGTCCGTTTGAGGATGGAGTTTGCCACATCCCGCCACTGACGTTTCTTCTTGGACGATGTGGCCTTCTTCGTAAAGCGAGCGGATTCATCTGGAGTCCAAGGCATTGGCTTATCTCCGTTTTCCTGCCGGACGTGGCACAGAACGCTTCGGCGTCCGCTTAACCGGCTGCTTAGCCGGCTGCTTAGCCGCAGCCTCTGCCACCGCTTTCGCCTGAAATCCCGCATTCGCCTTCCGTACCATGTCGTCATGCCAAGAAGTATCTGGCCGGCGCTGAGGCGTGGGGATAGAGTTGATCCAACCCCTTACGGTGTCAGAAAGACGCCGCGCACCCTGCGTCAATCCACTCGCATCCTCCTGCGCCATGGCGGTTATCCCCGCTTCCTGGTCGCGCGCTTGCCGGACTTTTTCTCAGCCAGGCGAGTGGCTTTACGTAGGAATGAGACGGGGTGAGAGCGACTTTCCAATTCTGGCGTTTCCTGACTCTCTGGTGTTCCACGATCTGACTTCATTTACAACCTCCAATCATGCTTTGACCGCGACGATATGGTCGCGGCTGACTTCCAGGGTTTCGCCGTTGGATTCATAGGTCACGACGCCCAGGTTGATGGCTGTGATGACATGGACGGTGGGATCAACGGTCTGATCGACACGCAGAATACGGAAGGAAGAGCCAACAACAAGGATGTCAGGCTGAATGCCGGGGGCGAACGGCTTGAGCGGCTGCCCATCCGAACCAATGCCCTCCGGACCTACTCCATACGAGCCAGGATAGTCCGTACCATCCGAGTGCTGCGTCCAGTTGTCTCCTTCGCCATAACGGCCCGTACCAGAACCAGAACCAGAACCAGGAGCGGCCGCTGGCACATCAAACTCAGCGCGGAACCTCGTGTCCGACCAAACCGAATACAAGCCGTGGCTGTCCTGCACAATCCAATCGCCAGGAAAGGCGGGGATACCGCCAGCAGTGGTTGGAACCAGAACGGCGATCTCAATCAGCGGGCGAGCCTGGGAAGCCAAGCGAACTCTGGCCAGGGGATCAACCGGAGCAGCAAGGTAAGACGTAGGCAAATTCGCCGGATTGACGTGGCGGAACGGTTCCTCACGGACTGGAAGACCAAGGAAAGTGCCCGGGGAGGCGACTGGATCAGTCGAAGCGGGAGCAAGCGCTCCCGCGGTGCCAGGATCAAGCTGGCCAAGAAACTGGACAGCGAGAATAGGAGCATCAATGCGAGGCGAGTAACTGGCCAAGGTGGGCTGATTCGGGTTCGGGTTCGGGTTCGGGTTCGGGTTCGGGTTCGGGTTCGTGGGCTGTGTCATGGAGTCCTCATTAAACTACGTTCGACGGTTACCGACACGCGGACGGCGGCGCTTGGCAGACCCACGCACGGGCCGGCGGCTGATGTGGGAAGCGGGGGAGGAGGCCGAGCCTGACTCCCCCTCGGCGTCTGAAGTTACGCCAGTTTGCCCATCTCGTTTAGAAATGGTCCGTTTCTTGGAAGACTTGGCTGAGCCACCACCGCTGAGGGCTTCGTCAGCGTGGCCCAACGCCTCTTCCTTGCTGGAGGCAACGCGAGTAACCGTGCGACCCGACTCACCCTTCTTGCCCGAGCGTTGATGCCAGCGGACGACATGACCGTTGTCAGCCGGGGATATAGTGACTTCAGGTGGAGTGGAGTCCGAAGGGTCAGAGGGCGAGGGGTAATCATCCACGACGGCGGCTCGCTTTCTTCGTGGTCTTGCGGCGGGTCCGGGTTCCGCCGCGCCGCGAGGAAGAGACACGGTGCGGTGTGGAGACCGGAGGGCCACCGCCGGAGCGGCCCGGCGGGCGCGCATCAGGATCGGTGTAATCTTTCCGTGGATTGACTGGAAGAGAGGAAGAAAACTCAGCCGGAGCGGTGGTCTGGTATTTGGCGCGTGCGGTATTGGACATGGGGCGGGTGCCTCCGAGACGATGCTAGGCAGAAGGATAGCGGAAAAAAGGAGAAAAAGGGGGCTTTCGCCATAACACCAATGTTAAACGGGCTCTTCCTCTGAACCAAACTCAGCCAGAACTTCCTCTTCGTCTGCTTCGTTTGCACCTATCGAACCGACCTCTTCCTCCACCGGAACCTCCAACCCGGCAATCTCAGAAGCGTCCATCCTGAGCCAGCGGCCCAGGATGGTCGCCGGGGTCTCAGTCGATTCCGCCTCGGTCTCCTTGGTGTACTGCTCCAGGTTGGTGATGATCGTGGTCGCATCCTTCAAGTCGAGCGCGCCGCCCATGACCAGCGTGTCGAGATTCGCCATCAGGTCATGGCGGTAGCCGGAATAGGCAGCCGTCTTGGACTTCTTCCTGTTGTCGTTGAACCGCTCGCCGATCTCGCGGAACAGGCGCCGGGCATCGGCGCGCTCAGTCTCGGTGGGAACGAGGACGCGGGGAGGAGTGGGGCCGCCAGCATCCTTGGGAATCAGTTTGGCTATGGCTTTGGGGAGAGGAAGACTGGCCTCAATCTGCTTCTTCTTCTTCCCTCCTCCGGTTTTACTCCCGGCTGGCCGTCCGCGAAGCCGCCTTCCAGCGCCGCCTTCTGCCGCGGGCTTGGCTGACCTGTCGGAGGAGGCGCCTGGCCCGGCCGCGAGAACGGCAGCACCCCGTCGCGCAAAGTCGTCTGAGCTCGGAGCAACCTCTGATGCGTGGTCAAGCCGTTCGCGCGCTGATTCGCGATTGCGTCCTGCCTCTCCGGAGTCAAAACGGTATGGGGCAGGCGCTGAGGCTGATCGGGAAGGAGCGAAGGTTCTGGTTCCAGGGAACCCTGGGTCGGGGGCTGGTCCAGCGCTGACTTGATCTCCGGGGACGACTCGAAAGGTGGGGAGGAGATTGCGGCTCCGGGTTGGCTTATCTGAAACAGGCTTTGCAAGAAAGTCGCGAAGGTCGTCGCCGAGTCCGGCGTCGGAAAAGTCAGGATTAACTTGCGGTCTTGTTGCTCGATCATCGGTCATCCTCATCTCCTAGATCCACTCCAAACGATTTCGCATCTGCTTCTTCTTGGAATAAATTTCCAGTTTCTTCAAATGATCGTTCCCACTCGTAATCAGCATCCCGGCGCCCGTGACCGTCGGATCC